GCTGGTTGCGGTCGGGCTGGTGACATCACAGCAGGCGATTGACATGGACGCAAGAGCCACGGTTGCTCAGGTCATCACATCAAATCAAGTCTCAGATTGCAGAGGTAACTGATGGCCCTTCCCGACAACTTTAAAGTGTCATCAGGCACAACGCGACAGATCCGCAACAGCGGCGGTGATGCTGCAATCACGCTGGCATCGCTCGCAAACGGCAACGGAACCACAGCGGGCGGACGGCAGTCTGTCACGCTTGATCTTGGGGCATTGTGGGCACAACGATGGCGAGTCGTGACGGAGTTTGAATTCGCTGCGACGCCAACGGCAGGCAATGCGGTTAACCTTTTTGCGTCATGGTACACGACCACAGGGGCGGGACTTGGCGGCACCACTGGAACCGATGCGGCTTACAGTGGCTACAGTAGTAATCTGGACGCATCAACGAAGCAGCTTGAATTCCTTGGGGCACATATTTGCACTGCTCAAACAACGGCAACGGTTCAGAAATGTTTGGTCGGGCTGATCTTCCCGAAGTCGCGATATCTAAATTTGGTCGTCGACAATCGCAGTGGCGCTGCGTTTCATTCCACCGACACTAATCAGGTGATTCGACTTGTACCGCTTGAAGAAAGCATTGAAGAGTGATACTGCCAGCATCATACGCCAACGGATTTGCGCCTCGCGACGGCCAGCCGCTCTATCCAGAGTTGTGGCGAGGCTGCGTCGGTGCGTGGAATCCGGGACTGGGACCAACTGGATTAACGCTCAGAGACTGGAGCGGTCGAGGCAATCACGGCACGCTCACGAATGGGGCAGCATTCACAGCGAGAGCAGTTACTTTTGATGGAGTCAACGATGTCGTATCAGCGTATTCACCTCCATCATCAACGGCGGTGCCTTTCACCATCTTCTCGACTGTCACTCCTACATCATTTTCTGGTCAAAAGAATATCGCAAGCACTTGGCAGTATAATGTTGCCGGAGGATGGCAACTGATAGTGGAAGCTTCGACTGGGAAGATCGGAATTTTCTTTTTAACTCCAGCTTCTGGAGGCTATTACGGGGCAGTGTCAACGGCATCAATCACCCTCAATAAGACCAGTACGGTTTGCGTTGCGTACAGTGGTTCATCGACTGTTGCGGGAATTAAGATATTTATTAACGGAGTCGAGTCTACTACCACTGACCCGACGGGGGCATCTGGGCTGATTACTTTCGATTCTACAAGCCTGTGGGTGGGGCTGCGGCAGAACGGAACAGGTGATAGTCCGTTTGCTGGACAGATTCATGATTTGAGGATTAATAACGCTTACGCTCCGTCTTTGTGTCAACTGTATAATAGTCGCCCCGGCATCGCCTACGAAATGGCCCCCCGCCGCAGATCATCGTCTGCAGTCCAATTCAATCGTCGTCGTCGCCTACTTATTGGAGCATCATCATAATGTGGGCTAAACAAAGCACAGCAGCGACACTCATCGTTGGGCCGATCCTCGACAGCACGGGGGCAGAGTATGCGTCTGCGGTGATAGGCGATCTGTCGATCAGTAAAAACGGTGGCACGCTGACGGCACTGGCAGCAGCAGCAACACTGACGGTGGTCGCAAATGGTCAATACACGCTTGTGATGACAACGGGCAATCTCGACACGCTCGGACGGTTGCAGATCACATGCAATAAATCAACTTATCAGATGCCGCCGATTGGACTGGTTGTTGTGCCTGCGATGGTGTTCGATTCAATGGTTTTGGGAACGGATGTTTTGCAGGGCGACACTGTGCAGATCGGAGGCGACACCCAGTCAGCAACAGACCTGAAGGACTTCGCAGACGCTGGCTATGATCCTGCGACGAATACAGTAGCAGCGGTACTGGACTCCGCTGCTACTGCCGCACTGGTTGACCTGATCTGGGACGAGCCATTAACAGGAGCTACCCATAACGTCGCGACTTCATCTGGTAAGCGACTTCGACAGACAACAGCATTCCAGCAAATCGACTCGACTGTCATCGATGCGTCTGCGACCACAACCACGTTCATCACTGGACTAACTTCATCAGTTGACGATTTCTATAATGACTCGATGCTCGTCTTCACCGATGGGGCTTTGGCCGGACAGGTCCGTGCAATTTACGACTATGTCGGAGCCACAAAGACGATTATCTTAGAAGAGGCTTTGACCTCGGCTCCGGTCAACGGAGTGGCGTTTGCCATCGTGTCGCTGCATATTCATCCGGTGAGTCAGATTCAGAGTGGGTTGGCTACTGCGAGTGCATTGGCCACCCAAGCTGCGAAGATTAACAAGATCGAAGCGGCCACATCCGGAACAGTCACCGGGGCCGGAACATCCACAGAAGTGTTCGTTGGGCCTTCCGCAACGCTCACGATCACGGTTGATTCGAGCGGCAATAGATCCGCAGTGGTGGTGACATGAGTTTAAGAACATTTAGTCAGCGGGCGTTTAATGCTCGGACGTTTAATGCTAGGACTTGGGGCGGGGTTGAGGAGGTCAACGCGGCCATCGTCACGACACGCCTTTCACTGATTGGTACATCAATGAAAAGAATGGCCATTGAAGCCACATCAATGGAGCGACTCACCACAACCGGCACATCACAGAAGCGATTGACTATTGAGGGATCAAGCCGATGACAGCACAGACACACAGACGACGGGTTGGGGATCTGCGGACAGTGTTGCCGGTCACATTGCAGCAGCCTGATTCAACGGGCACATTGGCGGCCATCAACCTGACAGGGCTGACGGTCACGTTCAAGATGGTCAACGCGGCGGATGGAACGACGAAGATTGCGGCGACATCAACCGGCGTTACTGTGGTGACAGCTGCGAGTGGGACTGTCAACTACGACTTCAGCACCACGGGTGTTGATGCGGCTGGTGTTTATTGGGGTACGTTTCTGGTCACGGAATCAGGGCAGACGGACGCGGTTCCAGTGAGGCAGAAAGATCTGAAGATCATCATTGATAGTGATACACAGACAGGCGAAGAGGCTTACCAAGATGCTGTCGATGCTTAAAAAACATGGGTCCTCCTAGGCACCCCCGGTGGGCGCGCAGGTAATGCACTGCGGGCTGTTCGCGACTAACAAAAATTCCCAGGGGGTTCCTTCCTTCCTAAACAGCCACGAATGCAGCAGGCCAAATCAAAACCAAAGCGGAAGCCAAAAAAGCGAGCTGTCAAGACCCGCAACCTGACAATCAGACAACTTGTTGAGGGTGTTGGAGTCTCAGACACAACGCTGAAGAAATACTTCGCGCGAGGTTGTCCTCGAACATCGACTGAAGCGGTCCAAAAGTGGCGGTCAGAAAATATCAAAGCGGTCGCCGAAGACGCTGAAGTTTCGGAAATCGGAATCGAGCTGAAGCGGGCGGAGATGGCTGAGCGGTGGGAAAACGCAAGAACTCGGCAGTTGAAGAACGATCTTGCTAGCGGTCGATTGGTCCGAAAGGAAGACATTGAGCGGGATCTGTCAATCGCCGTATCCCGCCTAGTGAATCGCCTCAACTCGCTAGGGCTGAAGTGTGCCAATATCTGCCCATCGGAACTTAAAGCACCGATTAAAGAAGCCATCGAAGACACAGTCAGAACATCCCTGAAAGAGATATGCGACGATTTGAGGATTCGAAAGAAGTGAGTTTCGTTCTCGACACAATGCTGGAGCTGCTCAAGCCTCGGATGAATGAATCCGCAGCCGATTGGATCCGCACGCACTTCTACTCACACACCGGAGAAGCATTCTCAGAGCAGCAATCTCCCTGGGTGACAGCTCCGCAGGGGCCATGCTGGGCGTACGACTCGATTCAGTTCCGCACGATCTGGCTGCAGTGGGCAGCGCGAATGTTCAAAACCAACTTCACGCTGGCGATGTTGCAACGGTCGATGGATCAACGCCCTGAAGAAACGATGTTTGCAACCCCGGACGAGACGAACTGTAAAAGTGTGTTCGGCCGATTCTGGAAGATGATCGAGCACTGTCCGCGCTTACGAGATCAGGCACCCCGTGCGATCCGGCAAAGTAAAACTCAGATCAAACTGCAGCGGTCAGTCTGCCATGGCGCGTGGCCCAGGGGGAAGAGTCGACTGGCCGACAAGTCAATAAGGGTGGGTGTTGGAAACGAAATTGACAAATGGGTGGTCGAGTCAACATCGACGGAAGGGGATCCAATCCAGCGATTCAGAAAACGTGGAGCTGAATACCCAGACAGGAAGTTCATCCTTGAGTCAACTCCCAGCGTGCGCGGACGCAGCGCCATCGAGACTGGCCGTCTTCAATCAACGAATCACCGCTATCACGTTCCCTGCCCGCACTGCTTCAAATTCCAGACGCTCGAATTTGGCGACGGTTCCGGGCCGGGAATGATTCATTACGAAAAAACACCGAGCGGGCAAACCGACAGAGGGCTCGCACGTCGAACGGCTCATTACGTCTGCCTGCACTGCGACGGACGCATTAACGATATTCATCGCCCGTGGATGATCAATCGCGGCGTGTGGGTTCCGGCCGGATGCGAAGTGAGCCACGAGAAGGCAATGGAGGCCCGCAGCCTCGCGCCGGACGATCACAGCTGGTTGATTGGAAAGCCGCTTAACTGGGGTTCTGATTACGGCTGCCAGATCAGTGTGTTCTATGCCTTGTTTCACGGATGGGGCGACATCGTTGACGACTTCCTGAGCAAGTGCAAAAAGCCTCGCGACCTGCAGCAGTGGATCAACGAAGACAAGGGTGAGACATGGGAGGCTAAGAAATCCAAGAGCACTCCGGAGAAGGTTGGCGAAAGGCTGGCGACGAAGGTTCCACGCCGTGTTCTGCCGGAATGGGCTCGCCTGCTGACGGTGACGATCGACCAGCAAGCCGCCGATGGTGGATATCGCCTGTGGGTTCTATTGGCTCACGGAATTAATAGGTCCGCACATCTGGTCGACTACGGTCTTTCGTCGACGCTTGAGGAAGTGTGGGATCGGCATATTCGCAATCCGTATCAGCATCTGGACGGCGGAAACCCAATGATGCCGCACGCTGCCGGTGCTGACTCCGGATGGGACACCAAAAAGACATACGACTTTTGCAACGGACACGCCGGGATGCTTGCCATCAAAGGCGCGTCCACAGACATGGGTGGCCTGCCTTACAAGCTCGGGAGCGTGGAAACCGGCGACAATGCTGGACAGGAACTGTTCCGGGTGAACACCGACTATTGGGAAACAGACCTGCAGGCCAGGCTGGATGAGCGGCTCCCGGAGGATGACGAATCACTCTCGCTCTGTATTGGTGCCGAATCAGATATCGAGTTTCTTGAGCAGTTGTGCAACGGCACGCTGGCGGACAAGATCGACAACCGCGGCAACGCAAAATTGTTCTGGCAGAAAAAGGATGAAAACATTGCAAACGACTTCCGCGACGCAGTCCGGTACGGGATCGCGCTCGCAAGCGCCTACGTTGAGCAAAACGGAGGCTTCCCGCCTCGCAGCGGTGTCTACACCAAAGCCAAAACGGTTGTCAATTCAGGCACCACAAGACCAGACGGAAGGGCGTGGAATGAGTAAGAAGAAGCAGGAAGCAGAAAAGGCAAAACCAGTCGAGGCACCACAGGAGCCGGTGCAGCTCAACGTGCAAAAAGACGCATCAGGTAAAAAGATTGAGGCGGAGCGATTCTGCCCGATTTGCTGGGGCCGTTTTAAAGGATACGGCACAGCAACAAATTCCAGTTTTATGGGCAAGCGTTACTACAAGTGTGACAAGACTATTCCTGGCAGCGAGTTTGGACCGTGCGGGTTCACATGGTCAATGGAGTGGGTGGAGATTCAAGCCGCAAGACAGCAATACATCGCACAGCTGCAGGCTATTATCGTCGAACATCGGCCAGTTGATATTCAGTCGCTTAGATGATTGGAAATCATTAGTAAGGACATTTGTCGTTGATCCGCTCAATATGTGAGCATGGCAACTGCTTCCGAACTTCTTACGCAAGTTGAGACCGCGATCAGCGACTGTCTGACCGCGCAGTCTTACTCTGTGGCTGGCCGTCAAAAGACGATGGCGCAGTTGCGAGAGCTTCGCGAGTTCCGCAAAGAGCTTGTTGACGAGATTTCCAACGGCTCGACCGGCTCAATGTGTTCCCTCCTATCACTGGAGGGGCCGAGCCTATGAGTATCATCGATTCCATTGTCGGGATCTTCTCGCCATCCGCACAGCTTCGCCGCATTGAAGCACGGGCCACGATTCAGCAGGTTAATAAACTGCTGGGCACCGCCAAAGGCCCTTATGCAGCGGCCAATTTCAATCGGCTGAACGCACTTCGCGGCATCGTCCAGAAAGAAAACGAAGTCAGCGGGAGCCGAATTGAATTCCTTCGCGCTCAGTCATGGGATCTGTACCGCGACAATCCAAGCTGCCGAAAAATCGTTCGATCACTCGAAGCCAAGGTGATTGGTAAGGGAATGCACCCGGAATCGATCGCATTGTTCGCTGATGGCACCCCAAACGTGCCATTTCGCGAGCGTGCAATGCAGCTTTGGGAGCAATTACAGAGCGGATTTGATGCCCGTGGACTGCCTGGAAAAGGTGGTTTAACGATGGGGTGTCAGCAGCGACTGGCGTTCCGGTCGGTTGTTTTGTCCGGTGACACGCTCTATCGCATCAAGCCGATCAGTTCTGCCGAGCAATCACGCCGAAATCTGCCGATCGCTGTCGTTCTGCAGTTGGTTGATACCTGCCGGCTGGCGAGTGAATCAGAGATACTGCAAAACTCTTTGCCGGATGGCCGTCGCGTCTTTCGTGGCATCGAATTGAACGAAAATGATGAGCGAACTGCCTACTGGGTGAAGAACACTCTGATTTCAGACGCAGCATCAGCACCAGCGACGGCAACGCGGATCCCAATCGACAAGATGGGCCACCTTTACATTGAAGAAGACATTGACGAGCTTCGCGGCGTGCCGTGGTTTTCGTCTGCAATCCTTCGCGCTCGCCGGACTGATGACCTCGAATACAACGTTCTGACTGCTTCGGCGATGGCATCTTGCATGGTTGCGACCTACAGCAAGCCAACAGGGGCCAATAAGCTCGGGTTGAATGCTGGATCTGAATACAACTCCGGATCTGCAGACGGCACGGACCTGACAGACAGTGACGGCAACACGATCAACAAAATTCAGCCGGGTATGGTGGTCAATAAAGGCAAGGACGGATCATTCGAGCTTCTCAGCCCAAACCAACCGAACATGAACCCCGAAGCGTTCGTGCAACACCTTCAGCGAGGCACCGCATCGGCCATGCCTGGCACAAAAGCCAGCACCGTGACCGGCGATTATCGCAACAGCTCATTCAGTTCGGAGCGATCCGCAGACAACGATTGTTGGCCTGAAATTCAGATCGTTCAAGAATGGTTTGCGTCCCATTATTGCCAGCCAATTTGGGAAACGATTCTTCGCACCGCAGTCTTTGAAGGCTACTTCGATGGCATCGTGTCAGCTGAAGAGTTCCAGTCAAATCCAGAAATGTTCTCAGCAGCCAACTGGCAAGGCCCGGTTGCGCTTTCCATCAATCCGAAGGATGACGTTAGAGCAGCCAGCGAACGAATTCACGCAGGGCTTTCATCACTTCAAATGGAATGCGCCAAGATCAACGTCAACTGGCGAGATGTTCTGAATGATGTCGCGGAGCTTTACGAGGTGGCCGAGGCAAAAGGCATTCCGACAGAAGTGATTAACAACATCATGGGCATCGACGCTCAGGACCAGATGGCCGTTCAGCAGATGGCAGCTTCAAGCGAAGAGCAATCGCCAGAAGATGCCGTTGAAGACGATTTACTGGAGGAGGTTCTCGATGCGTAAACGCGACCAGAGAGATCAGGCAACAGCTGATACAAACTATCGCTCCCTGAGCGTGCGAGCGGCGACATTCGACGAAGAAACCCGCAGCGTTGAAGCAGTCATAAGCACGGAACAGCCGGTAGACATGCCCGATTGGGGCCGTCAATCAATGGTTCCGGAAGTTCTTGTGCCATCTGGTGCTGAGTATCCATCGAATCGACAGGTTCCGTTTCTTGATTCACATCAACGCCGGTCGGTCAAAGATCAGCTCGGTTCAGCTCGCGAAATCAAGGTTAACGGCAGCGAGATCACCGCGAAGCTAGTGTTCCGCAAAAGCAAAGAATCAGACGACGCGCTCGGCGGTGTTCGTGACGGTCATATCACCGATGTTTCGGTTGGATACGACGTTTTGAAACGCCAGTACATCGAAGCGGGTGCAAAGAAAACAATCGGAAATCGGACCTACGAAGGCCCGTTAAATGTTGTGACGAAGTGGCGGCTCCGCGAAGTCTCGTTGACTCCGATCGGTGCCGATGATCAGGCAAAGCTGCGGGGACTTGATCCAGCGGCGACTCGTTTCAAGTCCTCAGAAGAACAGGAAGAATTTACGATGAATGCAGAACTCCGCGCTTTGCTGGTGTCAAAAGGCATGTCAGCAGAACTAACCGACGATCAGGCTCAGCGATGGCTGATTGACAACGCTGCAAAGCTCAGCGAAGTCAAGAAGGAAGAAGAACGCAGCCAGCAGAACACGCTGCCATCGGCTGCTGAGCTTGCCAAGCTTGTTGCCGATGCAACACGCGAAGCAATCTCGACGGCAACAGCAACTCGCAAGGCATTTGAAATTGATGTTCGCGAACTCTGTGAACTGGCCGATATGCCCGGCGAAGTCGACGCTTGCCGAGGACTGGAAGACATTGCGGCTGTTCGCAAGCACATCAAGGACACAAAGGCCGGGCAGGATCAGAACGTCGGCTACGGTGTGACCGTTCGCCACGTTTCCAGCGGAACGGAACGACTCGAAGTTGATCTACGTTCGGCATTGACGCTCACGGCCTGCCGATCTGCACTCAACGGCGACGAAGCAAAGCTCGAAAAGTACTACCCATCAACTCAGCGAAGCAAAGCGGCAGACAATTTCCGCCACGCAACGCTGTTCGACATGGCCACGGAATACGTTCGTTCTCGCGGCATTCAGACGCTTGGTTTGACTCGCGACCAGATCGCAATCTGTGCGATGTTCGGACCTGAGAAGGCTGGCATCCGTGCGACTCCAGGTGGTGCGGCTTATCACGGGACGGGTTCATTCAGCAACCTGACTCTGGACGCCGTCAACAAGTCCATGATGATCGGTTATCAGGAAGTCCCTGCCTCATGGCGCGGACCAATGAAGCAGGGCCAGTCAGCGACCGACTTCAAAAATATCCACCGGATGCAATTGGGAGCAATTCCAAATCTGCCGGTGTGGAATGATTCGGTTCGTCCGGACATGGCGAGCATGGCAGACGGCAAAGCAACCTATGCAGTCGAGTGCCGTTCGATCGGGATTGACTTCGGTTACAAGCTGATTGTCAACGACGATATGTCAGCCTTGACATCGACGCCAATGAAGTTGGGTGATGCCGCAGCCCGAACGGTCAATACCGTCGCATGGGCACAGGTCACGAGCAACCCAACGATGCGGGACGCTCAGGCGTTATTCCTCGCAACAGCAGCCGGTCTTCGATTCCGAAAGAACCTGACAACCGGAGCTGGTGCGCCAAGCTCAACGACACTCGGGGCGCTGAAGGCTCTGATGCGACTAATGCGTGGGGAGAACACTCCAGAAGGCACAGAGTCAGCTGACATTCTCAACCTGACTCCGTCTTACCTGGTTGTTCCAGCAGCGCTGGAAACCACTGCGGAAATTCTGATCAACTCAGCGTTTGATCCTTCATCGACCGGGGCTGGCACGTTCAACCCAACTCGGTCGCTGAAGTTGGTTGTCGAGCCATTGCTCGACGCTGCATCATCCACAGCGTGGTACTTGTTCGCTGAGCCGACACGGGTTGAAACCGTTGAAGTCACTTTCCTCGCCGGCCAAGAGACTCCACAGGTCCGCGAAGTCCGTGACGAGCACACGCTCGCCAGCACTTACTACGTGCTGCAGTCGGTGGCCGCTAAGGCTCTCGATCATCGCGGCATCCAGAAGCACGACGGAGCGTAATTAGCCACGTCTATCGTTCGCCAACAGCCGCTCCATCCGTGGGGCGGCTTGCGGCAGTGTTACTGTTCGGGAATGTTTCCCGCGAATAGCTCAGTCCCCGAGAGGGGCAAACAGACTCGAAAGGTGAATTGAAATGATTAATCGTGGAACACTAGAGTGGCCAGTCATCGGCGGCGAACACTTTACGCGAGCCCAGGCATTCACAACAACTCCGGGGCAAAACGGATGGACTGCGGTTCTGACCGGAACCACGCCAACGGCTCTTTGCGTCACTGCTGACGGCGGAGCTGCAAAGCTCACGCTGACGAGCACCAGCGAAGCTCAGTTGGCGGTTCTGTACCACAACGATGTTCTGGCGTTCGACGTGCGAACGCTGAAGTACATCGAGTTTGTTGCTCTGGTTGCGGGCATTGACTCAGTTTCGACAGTTGTCTTCGGCCTTGCATCAGCCCACAACGCAACTCTGGACAGCATCGCCACGAACGCGTGGTTCAGAATGCAGGGCTCTGTTTCAACGACTGCAGTGGTTGTTGAAACTGACGACGCGACCGTCGACAACGACGATAAGGCGACTGGCCAGACACTAGCAGCCGTCTACAAGACGTTCAAAATCGACTTCGAAAAAGGTCTTTCTGACGTTCGATTTTTCATTGAAGGCGAACGAGTCGCGCAGGATACCACGTTCGATATGTCAGCACTTACCGCTGGCCTGAACGTGCAGCCATATGTCGCTGTCGCCAAGGCATCAGGAACCGGCGTTCCATCAATCACCGTTGCGACCGTGCGACCAATCTTCAACTACGCCTACGGTGCCTAATGTCGCTGAAGGATCTGATCACCGCTGACGTTCAAGACGTGTTTTTGAACGTCAGCGATTTTGCCGAACTCATCACACTCCATCTCGATGGCGGCGTGAAGCTCAAAGCAATCGTTGACATTCCGGACGTTACGGATTCGGGCGAAGGCTCGTTTCCGGTGACTGGATCAATCAGCGTTGCGACGGCGGATCTGACACGGTTGAGGCTGAAAGACGGCGTGGTACTTGAGGCGACGATCAGGAATCAGACGTGGCATCTGTATGAGCAGTCGACAGACGAATTCGGGGTGACGAAATACCCGATTCGACGCAAGCACGCAGAGCAGAAACACACGAACCTTTACGCCTTAAACGGCGATCAAATTCAATTTGCTTCCGAATAACCGAAAGGCCAGACAATGCCCGCAGTCTCACACAAGACCCTGCTGACCGAACTGCAGATGACGATTTCAAACACCCTCACCGAGATTCCATTCCTCGACAACATTGAGCTGGATCCGGGTGAAAACAAGATTCACAACTTGATGGGCGTAAATCGAGCCTATGAAACTCCGATCGCAACTGGTGTGCGTGGCGTTGGCTCGCTCTCGGCCGACATCATCGCATACGACCCGACTGACGCCGTCCATATCGCTCTCGGAGTTGCGTTCGACGCACAGACGACTATCACTGGTGCTTACAAGCTGGCCAACTCTGGCGAGACGATCAGCGTGAAATACATCGTCACGAAGATGCCAATCAGCACAAAGGGCGCAGCAGTCATCGAAAGCAAGTTTGAGGCTGTGATCACCGAAAAGATTGCAATGCCTACCTGATAGGCTGAGAGGCTCCAATGAAGTGCATTCGAACAGTACCGGGACGGGCCATCAATCCTCTGTTTTCACGCGACGAAAAAAACCGCGTGGAAGCGGCGGGCGATATGTACGACTCGCTTGAGTTTCTAGACTTACCCGTTGGGCAGGTGGTCGACAATCCAGACGCATGGAAGCTGTGCGTTTTGGGGAAGGCGCTGCCGGAAGATGAAGCGTGCCGAAAACGAGTTATGGCATACCTCACCGCTCCAAAGCGTGAAGCAATCGTTTCAGACATCAAGCTGCTGCGAGAAGCATCGAAAACGAACTCGCTTGGTGAAAAGGATAAGCGAATGTTGGCCATGATGGAACGGGCTTACGCGGTAGACTTGGGACTGGTCCCCTCTCCGCTGGCTGTTCCGGTGGTTGCTCCATCAGTGCAGGAAGAATCAGTAGATGAGTGAAGTCGGCAACATCTTTCTGGGAATGCCAGGCTACGGAAAGCAGACTGCAGGCGCAGGCCGTGGACTGTGGTTGGCGTCTCGGAATATGGACGCGGTCTTCGTTCAACAATCTGCAGGCTCTTTACTCGCATCGAACTTCAATGGCTTGTGGTGCTCGGCGCTCAATCTGGCACTTGATGGGACACCGGTCAGATACTTTGCAATGTTGCATGATGATGTTGCGCCTGAAGATTTTTGGCTCGACAAACTGATTGAAGAATTGGAAGCGAAACAACTGGACGTGCTCAGTGTGGTTGTTCCGATCAAGGACACCAAAGGGCTGACAAGTACGGCGATCGATGGCGGGGAAGCATGGCGGCCGAAATGCCGGTTGACGATGGCGGAAGTGCATTCACTGCCAGAGACATTCACCGGCGACGACATCGGCGGCCAGTTGCTGGTGAATACCGGTTGCTGGGTGTGTCGCTTTGATTCCGAGTGGGTTAAGTCGGCTCACTTCACGATCAATGATCGCATCGTCTTAAATGAATCAACAGGCCGCTACGAAGCACAGGTTGAGCCGGAAGACTGGTTCTTCTCGCGACACTGCAATCGGATCGGCCTGAAGATCGGGGCCACTCGAAAAATTGCTGTCTCACATCGCGGTGAGGGCGACTTTTCAAATCAGCGAGTCTGGGGGCAGAAGTTCGACGCGGCTGCAGTCACGGAAAGCCAGTTGCCGGGGGTGACGTGTGACGCTCACTGAATTCATTGATCGGCTGGAAAAGCGAGTAGCGGAAGCGGTAGCAGCCGAGGCCCAGTTAATTGCCTCCGAGATTCGCAGCAAGACACCAGCAACACGAAAAAAAACGCGACAAGCCATCAAATCAAGATCACAAGGAACGCGGGCAGCGGTTGGAATTTATTTTGCCCAACGATACGCCGGAAACGACACCACAACTCACGAAAACTTCAAACGACACTGGCGAGAGATCAGGCCCATCGCAAAGCAGCGACTGATTGCCAGGCTTCAACAAATCCTGAACTGAAAGACCATTGATGTCCTCCGATTTTTTGACGACTGAAAATTGCGAACAGGAAACAGCCTGCTCAATTGAGGAATTCCCATTGCCTCACAAGCCGTCAATGCGTGCGAGAGTCAAGCAACTGCCGATTGGTGAACTAAAGCGACTGGCGAAAGCCATTCAGTCGCCAGTGCAGTTTGACCGCGACAAAGCAGAGATTGAGATGATTCAAAAGTCAATTGTCAACGCTGACGGCACGATCGTTTTCAGTGATGAAAAGCTTGCGTCCCTGAAGACAGGCAACGCTCCTCTGTACGCATCACTCGTGACAATCATTGGCAAGGCCAACAACAAGAGCCAGGAGCAAGTAGACGCCCAACTGGATGCAGCAGAAAAAAACTAAAAGCCGATTCCACGCGGCAAATGCTCTTTGAGCTTTGTCTGTGCGGGGTCGGTGGAAACTCATCATCGCATCCGGATCACCTGGAAAACAGGCTGACAAAAACGCAGATCATTGAATGGGCAGCGTTTTATCGAATCAGGCCATTTGGCAGTAAGCGAGACGACCTGAGGGCAGCGGTGGCAACGTACTGGAATGTTTCGGCGGCGATATCCGAGGCACCTCCGGACCACACACCACAAAAGTACATGCTACGGTTCAACGACGCTCCACCGCTGAACGAAGCGGAGGAGATCATGCAGCGAATTCGCGAACGAATGTCGAGGTAAAACATGGCCGGCGGTAATCTCGACGATCTGGAATTCAAACTCGATATCGATCTACAGAAGTCGCTCAGCGGACTTCGGATGACCGTCGTATCTCTTGACGCAGTAAAAACCTCAATCATTGCGGTAGACCCTGCGGCGCGGCGACTGGCCGCAAGCGTCAGGGACATCGACTTTAAGAATTTAGGGAGCAGCTCAGCAAAACTTTATTCGGTCGCCAGCGCAGCCGAAGGGACCGCCGAAGCATTAGACAAAGTCTCCACAGCGGCGCACGCTGTCGAGTCCGGAATTACGTCGATTGCATTTTCGGCAGACACTGCGTCACGAGCATCCAGCAACCTGACAAAAGTCCTGAACACAGTTGCCGGGGAAGCGAGACTGGTAAGCACGGCAGCGACCGGGGCGGGATC